CGTCTGAACGGCCGGACTTTATGATCTCATCCTTGTATTCCAATACCATTGCGAGTTTTGTGTTTAGACGAATCATGTCATTGTCTAACATACGGATACGATCGACTAGTTTTATCAGTGTGCTTGAAGCATCTCCAAGAACGGGTTTGATCTCTTCTGTCACCCACTTCCAAATGTAGTACACGAAGTAACCCAGTCCCATCGCGGCCACGATAGGGAAACCAAAATCTTTTATCATTGTCACTATATCGTTAGTCGCGTCTAGCATCGTTCTTTCCTTCGTTCGCCGCTATCCTGTCTGCGTTGGGTCTTATCTTCAAAACATAACTCAAGAGAGCATCGATCTTGACCAGGTCATTGTTCATGGTCTGCACCCTGTTGTCCAGTGCACCGATTATGGCTTTCAGACTGTTCACAGATCCCGTCACACTTGCCAGGATGAATTTCAGTGTTATGAACACGAACGCACCCGCGGCTATGGCGCCTGCTATTGGGAAACCAACTTCTGCGATGAATGTCACGAAATCCATAATGTGCGTGTATTTACCAGAATCCAGATGTGCTAGTTTTATCATTCTGACACTATCTTAAATACTTTATGAAGTTTATTTTAGTGGTATACATGTGCATTGCGGGAGCCTGCGAGAGCGTGTACGAGCAGAAATTGTACGACACAAAAGCATTGTGCGAGGCCTCTGGTGCGGAAGTGAAGGAATACGCGATGGTCAATTTCCCACAGAGCTCAGGTGAGATATATTGTCTTACCGAGGAAGAATTCAAACAGTACCAAGACTACTACGATCAGACCCAAGAGTCTTAATTGACATTACCACATTTCCATAGTATAATTGTATATGATCCACGCAATGATAGATCTGGAGACATTATCCACTAATCCCAACGCCACCATCCTGACTGTTGGTGGTGTGAAGTTTGATCCATACACAACGGCGGAGCCCGCACAGGGCATGTACTTCCGTGTGGACGTTGACTCACAGACCGAGATAGGCAGAGATGTCATGCAGGATACTTTGGACTGGTGGGGCAGACAGGATCCCGAGATAATGGAAGAAGCACTAGGTGACAAGGACAGGATATCACTGGACTCAACGATCAAGACCATCAACAAGTGGTCTGTGGGCGTTGATGTGTTCTGGTGCCAAGGACCACTGTTCGACTACGCAATACTACAGAATTTATACACACAGTTGGGACACCCACAACCTTGGCAGTACTGGCAGATCAGAGATTCAAGAACTTTGTTTTCTCTTGTACCACGTGATCCAAACGAGAAAAGGACTGGACTGCACAACGCATTGGAAGACTGTTACTTCCAAGCAAAGAAAGTTCAAAAAGTTTACGCACAACTAGGTATCAAGAATGTCAGATATTAAATGGTACAGCATCGAAGATCTATATAACATAGAAGGTTTCAAGATACGGCACAGTAAAAATCCCAAGACCCCGTGGATAAGATTACCCTGTGTTTACAAAATCAAGATCGATAAAAAAATAGTACACGTGGGGCGATCTGACACCTGTAAGAAACATGGTGGTGCAGAGAAGGTCAGGAAGGCCCTGGTAAATTTGCTAGGGGTGAATGACTACAACAAGTCCGTGACAAAAACAAAATATTGGCAAAAAATCCAATTGCAACACAGACCAAATTCTAGTAATATAAGGATAGGAATTATAGAAACCAATGCCATCGAAAAAACCTATCTACAAGAAAGAATATGAGCCCGTTGACTGCGTAGACGAGAGCGTATGGTTCAGCAACGACACTCCGGTCATGGAGTCGGACTTCACTTTCGTTTTCAATGACCGATATCCCTGCGTGCCGGGACACAAACTTTTCATACCAAAGGAGAACAACGCACACTTCGTGGGCAGGTCCTACGGCATGGCATACGACTATGGCAATGAGAAAATCAAAGCAGGCGAGATCGACGGATTCAACGTCGGCATGAACATGGGAGTACCGGCCGGACAGACAATCATGTGGCCACACATACATTTCATACCAAGACACAAAGATGACTCCAAGGAGATCGGGGGCATGAGACACGCACACCCGGGGGCGGACCACAAGAAATACTACTGATGAGAAAACGTAAAAAAGCATCCATATTTGTTTCGCCAGATGGTGGTGAGACAGTGTATGAACAATTACCAAACGGTGACAGGATCTTGGTAGAACAATCACAGCAGGCCAAGGACGAAGAACAGGCATACGAAGAGGCCGAAATGGTAAATGCAGAAGCCATAGCACTGCGGAGGAAATACCCCACACTGCAAAAGGCCTGGGACAAATATCGCACCGTATGGCATTTAATCACAGGAAATCAGTAATATGTACAACTGTTCCTATTTTAATTTTACCAGCAGTATGCAGACGCCTGTGTGCGTTTAAAGGGGTGATTAAATAGCATTATGACCAAGTATGTTAGCATAATAGGAAATGGCGAAAGTCGTAGGGGATTTGATGTCTCGCCATTGAAAATGTTCAGCACGGTTATTGGCTGTAACGCCATCTACAGGGATTTCGTCACAGAATACCTAGTGTGTGCGGATCGCCACATGTGCCAACAGGCAGTCAATGCAGTTGGAAAAGGGACCACAGTGTACACCAGAGACAACTGGGCGGACCAGTTCGCCGCATGGCCCAATGTTCGTAAATTACCAGACCTGCCCTACTCGGGAGACAAGCGACAAGACGATCCGTTCCATTGGGGCACGGGACCGCATGCGGGCAATCTCGCATTGACCTACCGACCCAAGGCCATATTCATGCTGGGTTTCGACCTGCATCCGTTGGAAGAGGACAAAATCAACAACATGTACACGGGATCAGAAGGATACACCTACATCAAGAGACCTGTTGATCCCAGTTATTGGATCTACCAATTTCACAAACTGATGGGTTACTCTGATCCAGACACAAGATGGATAGTGGTAAACCATGACCGTTGGGAGATGCCCAAGGAGTGGAGCCAACACTCTAACGTATTCCAGGAAACCTATGAGGGCATGGCCCGATTCATCAACAAGCAGTTGACAAAAGGCAAATAGCATATAAAATTACTGTATGATTAAACCAATGGTGGACCACCTCATGGTTCAACAACAGATACGGGCACCACACAAGAAATGGAAACACATGGTGGGCGTGATGTGCCTGAACCTGACCTATCGGAAACACGTGAAGATAATCTTGCCAAAACTGTTTGCGAGGTATCCCAATCCACAAGCATACCTGAGGGGGCGACTCAAAACACAGCAGGAAATGTTGAAACCGTTGGGCATGTGGGAGGTGAGATCAAAAAGGATACGTAAGATGACGGAACAGTATCTTGAGTGGGACGGCCAAGAAGCCAGCGACCTGCATGGCATAGGCAAGTACGGATCTGACAGTTACCAGATATTCTTCCTGAACACAATACCCGCCAACGTGCAGGACAAGGAATTACGAAAATACATTGACAATCTCGTAGGATAGTTTATAATAAGGATATGTTTGAAAATATAAAAGATGGAGATCTAGTAACTCTAAAACTTGCTTCAGGAGAGGAAGTAATTGCAAAATATCTAAGCGGAGCAGACTCATACATCAGTATAGAGAAAGCACTTGTCCTAATGCAAGGCCCACAGGGATTGGCGTTTGGCACATTTTTCTCAACCGCACAACAGGACAAGCCAATCAACATCGCCAAGGACAAGATCACATCCATAGCCTACATCAACGATAAGATCAAAGAGGAATACAACAGGGTATTCAGCAAGATCGAAGTGCCCAAGAAACCAAGTATTATCACATGATGAAACATTTTGACAAACACTCCACGAGCATCAAGGCACTGGTGGATGTGTCCGAGGCTATGCTGAACGCGATGGAGAAGCACGGCATAGACCCAGAGACAGTTGCCAAAAAGAATGAATTCACTGTGATGATACATTTTTTGAAAAGCATCATAGATGGAGAATTAAATATACCCAACGAACTGACAGAACGCATCAGAGATGCGGCGTTCCAGATGGATCTAGATCAGAAGGTCAACAAGAAGTTGAACTGATGATCAAGAGGACTCAAGACTTTCAACCCTCTATAAACACTCTGCAAGTCATCAACGCAAGGAGAAACGATGACTTATTATTCAACTAAAACATATGGACACAACATAGGACTGGCCTGCGTGTTCAGACAACCCAACGCAGATCATTCACACTGCCACCTACTGCATGGATACAGCCTGGCATTCAGATTCACATTTGGTTGTGACAGATTGGATGACAAGAACTGGGCTGTGGACTTTGGTGGACTGAAACCATTGAAGAAATGGCTAGAAGATCACTTCGATCACAAGACAGCGGTGGACAGGAATGATCCACACCTGGACAAACTAAAAGAACTTGAAAAACACGACCTCGCAGAGATCGTGGTGTTCGATGGAGTTGGTGCTGAGATGTTCGCCAAACACGCTTTTGACTTCGCTGACAAATTAGTCAGAGAAAAGACAAACAACAGGTGTTATGTTGTAGAAGTGGAATGCATGGAACACGGAGCCAACAGTGCCATCTACAGGAAAGACTAATCCCACGGCAAACAGGGTAGAAGTTGGACTATCAGATATTTCCTACACGATCAATGTCTACGACACAGAACTCGCAAACAAATGGCTTATAGCACTCAAAGATAACCTAACAAAGCAAAGGATATTGGAAAAAAACTTCTGCTTCCTAGGATTCGCAGATTCGAAACGTGATCTTAATTATTTGGTCAGAGAACTTAACAAGAACATAGCACAGATAAACTCATTCGGTTTCGAGCCAACTTATGAATACATTCATCCTTTCGTTACTGAGGACTTCCAATACAGTGCCGGCCTAGGTGTTGGTAGAGAATCAGAAGGTAATCTTCCTGGTTTGAAACTAAAGCATGAAGCGTGTAACACACTCCATAGACACTTCGAGAACTTACAGGGCACGGCATGGCAACTTTCACCATACTACAAACAAGCGGACAGAGATACCAAGTACGCCATAAGGCAGTTGAACAATCTTTGTCATGAGATAGAAAGTTGGGTATTGTCATACAGGAAAACCATTGTGAATCCGGAATGGGTTCGATCAGCACAGATAACGACATTCCTAAACGCACCAAGATTTGAGTTGGATGAGCACGACATGGAACAATTCAAGATCAACAGATACAAGAGAGAACTGGGAGGAGTATATCTGCACTGGAGCCAGGTAGGCAAAACACTCTATGAGGTCTACCGGGACGAAGGTGCCATCCAGTTGGATGATGCTATTTGTTCAACCATCAACCATCAGCGTTACTACTCGGGTGAGTTTGACGTGGAATGGGGACAGGACATAGACGAGGACGTTTATGACTGGAAGAAAAAAGAAATGGATGATTACAGACGATGGTTAGACGCCAATGGATATGATTGGGAAGACCCAACTCTTGCACTAGGGTACGCAAAGATAGGGCAGATAGATCTGACAAAGACATTCGGTGATCCAGTTTCTTTCATCAAAGTACAGGAGAGGATGAATAGCAACCTTGACATCAAGTACATAAGGGTGATATCAGGATCCATAACTGAACAGCATTATCCTTACACTCTGGACAGCGATGACTGGATAGAAATTCAGAAGAAAGCGTTAGACTCAGGATATAAACACATAGAACATCGTGATGGTAATTAAAAATGCAACGCCATCTGCATGTATAGATGACGTCGGCACAGCGTTTGTCGTGCTGTATGTATCCGTTACTTGAGTACCGATACTAGCGTTTATTATTAAAAAAAAAAGTAATAAATGGGGTACGATGGACCACAAAGATAAATCGCCGTTGATAACATTCACCGTTGGAGACAAGAGTTTCCAATCAGATGTCGCCGCTCTACAATATTTCACGAAGAATCTCAACAACGAACTACGCATGGATTTTGGGTTCTCTCTGGGCGACGACTGGAGCAAACAGCCAGACAAGGACCTCGAACACTACAGACAGCGTATGTGTGCCTACATCGAGAACACTTACACCAACATAGTGATAGCCTACAGTGGTGGCACTGACAGTGAGACAATGGTGGATGCATTCAAGAGAAGGGGAACCAAACGAATCACGCTGTTACATCTAACCAACACCGATGACGCTTCCACAGAGTCCAGGCAGTGGCTTGAGAATCACATGCAGGAAAACATACGCATCAAACACGGTGATGCAATAAGGCATCTCGGTTGGAACGTCAGGATTGGCACCAATTGGGAACCAGGCTCGAGCGCACAGGCGGAGAGAACAATCACGGATGGTCGCTACACATCATGGGGTGCAGATGTTACCTTTATCAACCAATGGTATGAAGACAAGCCCAATCAAAAAATACTGGATACACTTGAGACAAGAAGGAAAACCTGTGTTGTTTATGGCAAAGAAAAACCAGAGATAGGGATCGAGGGCGGTTGGTGGGTGGCAAGATACATCAGCTCTATGTTTGAAAGTCCATTCAGATTCGATCAGGAAGTAGACGATGTTTACTTCTTCTTAAATGGACACTGTCCGCAATTGGCGATCAAAATAGCATGGCTCAAGGCCCTGGCTATGCAAGACATATTCGTGACCGACGGCATATTGCCAACTGAATCTAATGCAAATTCCATGAGTTTGAGTTCCAGTCCTTACTACACACGTCTCGTGAAGGCCATGGGCTATAATGCACTCAGTGATTTCCTCAATAGTTCTGCGACAAAAAATTGGGGATGGTGGAGGAAAAAAATGCTGAAGGAAACCACAAGGAGGAGTAAAAACACCGAATACAAACAAGTGGGCCTTGCGAAATATTTTGATGAAGTGTTGGTCAAAACCATAGACAATCGTTTCCTTGATTTCCAGCAAAAAATGGTGCATGGAATAAGGTCGAAATCATACAAACTATTCCCTGTGAACGAAGTTCTTGCTCACAGACTGGCAGAACACCTGAAAAATCAAGACGTTCAAAAAGAGGAAGTGCAACCATGGGAAGATAACACTTTAAAGTTGACTGACAGCAACAAGGAAAGTAAAATATAAAAAGGAGAAAAGAATGCAAAACAGCAGTAAAGTATTAATCACAGGAGCAACAGGACTTTCGGGCAGTGCAATAAACAAAAAACTGAAAGAAAAAGGTTTTGAAAACGTATTGACCCCAACCCATGAGGAATTAGATCTCACAAGGAAATTCTGTGTAAATGATTATTTCAAAGAACACAAGCCTGAATACGTCTTCCATTGTGCTGGCAAGATCAGTACGCACATGTCACACCACAAAATCACAAACAGTGAAATACTTTCCACGGATGGTTACATCAATCTCAACACAATCAATGCGGCGGCCAACAATCATGTGCAAAAATTGATCACTGTTGGTAGTTGTTGGAATTATCCAAAACTCAACAAAGGTATTTCAGAGAAGGATTTTGATAGCACGAGTTCACAGGGCGACTCTGGACATGAAATATCAAAATTCTTGCTGATATCATTATTAAAACAACTCAGGAAAGAAAAAAGATTAGACAGCACGATCTTGATGATACCGCCTCTTTATGGAGATAATGTACATGAGGACGTCAACGACAAGCACGTGTTTGCTTATTTGTGCAACAACATATATGTTGCGGCAAAGCAAAAACTTCGAGAAATCACACTCAGTAGTGTTCCAACAAATCAAAGACAGTTTGTCCATACTGATGATTTCGGCGAGGCCGCCATTATGGCCATGGGTGTTGATTCACTGTTGCTGAACGTTGCAAATGACGAAGTGTTCTCCATGGAAGCGGTTGCAGAAAAGTTGGCCAAAAAATGGGGATTCGAGGGAAAAATAAAATGGGAGAAACAGGTTAGCAACGAAGGCCCACAAATACTAGATTGTTCGTTGTTGAAGAGCAAAGGATGGTCTCCTAAAATTGGACTTGAGGCAACAATCTCAAGCAGATTGGTATAATAAATGTACTTTGGACCAAACGGTTGGCAATCACAAGGATTGAAATACAATCCTTTCCACACGATTGTTGCGCCTCGGCCGATTGCCTGGACTAGCACTTTGAGTAAAGATGGCGAACCCAATCTTTCACCATTCGCATACTTCAATGCTGTCAACACTAACCCAGAACAGGTTATGTTAAGCATATCCAATAGAGGTCACATGCACAGAGAAAAATTCGGGTTCGAACTGGATTCACCAAAAGACACATTACAGAACGTGTTGGATACCGAGGAATTCGTGGTTAATCTTGTCACAGATGATTTGATGGACGCAATGAACAGGTCTTCAGAAAATTACTCTCCTGAAATAAACGAGTTCACACGGAGTGGAGTCACCGCAGAACCCAGCAAAGTTGTGAAACCGCCCAGAGTGAAAGAAACTCCTATAGCACTTGAATGCAAGTTATGGAAATCGATCACTCTACCACAAAACGGCGAAGTGGGCACGACAATGGTGATAGGTACTGTGGTCAACACTTACATCAAGGATGAAATTTTAGTTGATGGTGTATTAGACATCAAACAGATCACAACCATAGGCAGACTAGGGGGCAGAGACTATTGCTACATCAATAAAGAAAATATTTTCCAAATGACAAGACCGGACAATTACACAAAAGGAGCATGGTAAATGGAATACCTAGACGAGCAGAAAGGAATATTCCTACACAGAGACGTCAGTGCATTGAAATATAAAGATCTAAACTATGAGTTCACGACCACTGTGTACGGCGAAGGCCGGAATAACCTGGTACAAGCCGGTTATAATGGTGAAAACACACAACATGGTGTTGGTGTGACCACGGATGAATATCAGCGATTTGCTGATGCCCTGTTCCCTAAAAGGAATCAACACTACGCCTTGAAACAAAACCCAGGCTGTGTGTTACCTGCCCACATCGATCCATTCAACAAGTTCCGTCAGGCCCACGGTGTGAGACACGAGGACTGTTTGAGATTAGTGTTCTTCATGGAGGACTGGCAGAGCGGTCATTACTTCGAGGTGGAGGAAAAAGTCATCACAAAATGGAGGGCGGGCGATTGCATTAAAATAGAATCAGACACTCTCCATCTCAGTGCCAATGCAGGAACTTTGCCAAAATACACTTTTGTTTTGACAGGGGCCAAATCTGAAATATGTTTGGACTAGAAACAGTCATAGTGTTCTTTGCGGCAATCGTATGCGGAACGATAAGCGGAATCATGCCAGGAGTTGGCGGCATGGCCGTCATGTTGATGGCCTACCCTTTCCTAATTGAGATGCAACCACACAACATTTTAATTTTCTATGTGTCAATGGTCAGCGTGGATCAATTCTTCGGCGGTATCACAGCGATAGTGTTTGGCGTGCCCGGCAGTAGCAGTGCTGTTCCGAGTGCCATGGAGGGACACAAATTGTTCAAGCAGGGCAGATCCAGTGAATCGATCATGTACAGTGCAATTGGCAGTTGGTTGACCAGTGTGTTTGGTGTGATTCTGATACTGGCCATGATCCCATTACTTTTCATGGTATACAAAGTGTGGAACAGCACGGTACAGATGATGATATTTGGTCTGACCAGCATAGCGATCATATGGATCAGTAAAAACAAAATTATTGTGAGTGTTGCACTTTTCATCTTTGGTAATCTTCTTGGCAAGGTGGGTTACGACACATATACCAACAGCAGTTTCATGACCTTTGATTCGGCGTTGCTGTATCCAGGCCTTCCGATTATGCCAGTGGTCACCACCATGTTTGTGATACCACTGCTACTGAACAGTCTCAGCCGAGGAGCCAAAATATTCGAGTTCCCTGGGGTCACTATGGAAGGTTACATTGAAAGTTTTAGGAAAATCAAACGTTATTCTACAACCCTGATCCGTGCGGGATTCCTGGGTAGTATCGGAGGATTTGTACCTGGCATGAGTTATGGCATGAGCAGTATCATGGCCTACACTGTTGAAAAATGGGTACAGATTAGGAGAGGGTCATACATTCCACGAAAAGGAAACATGCCCTGTCTTATAGCAAGTGAAGGCGCGAACAATGCCGGCACCTTTACTCAACTTGTTCCACTGCTGTTTTTGGGCATACCGATCACAGTAAGTGAAGCGTTAATCTACAACATCTTAGACACTAGGGGATATCCAGTAACTATAGAATGGTTCCAATCAACATTTGCCATGATCATAGTTTTCTTCCTGTTCAGTGCCACCATAGGACTTTTTGCCGCGGGCAGATATGTGAATTTTATGAAAATTCTCAACAACGTGGAAATCAAATGGGTTTACCTGTGTGTGGTTCTGTTCCTGTTCGGTGCAATCTATTACGTTGGAAACCAGACCTTGGCAGGCCTAGAACACATCACGATAACTGCCATGCTGTTACCAATAGGATTGTTACTGTCCAGGTGCGACACAATGCCGTTGATCTATGGATTTATCCTACATGATAAACTGTTCGAGGTTGCAGTACGAATGTGGATATTGTATACTTAGGGTTTAATATTAAAAAGGAAAAAAAAATGAAAAAGAAAATATCAATCATCCTGGCAACTTTGTTAATGATCTTGCCAGTTTCATCGGCTTTATCTGCAGATAAAGTGGATGTTATTCAATATTCCAGAGCGGGAGGACTGCATGACAGAATGATCACTTATGTGGCTGACTCTCTTGGAGACAGATTTGGAGAAAGGATTGTGGTCGACAACTGTGCGGCCGCGATACAGTATCTAAAGAAAACTTCTAGACCCACCGTGGCGGCCATGGCTTTCGAATCAATGGCCAAACAGAATGACGGCAGTAAAAACGCCTGTGCCATAGATAAAAAACATTTCGTACAGATGTACGCGGCCAGTCCATGGTCTGTGTGCCACAGGACGGACAATCCAGCGGCCACTATAAGTGCCCTAAGGAATGATGAGGTAAGGGTCGGGGTCTGGCAAAACGGATTCTATGGACCTAGGTTCGTGGCTTTCATGGAAGCAATCAACCCAAAAGCCAAAGTAATTCCCTATGCAAAGGCAAAGATGTACAGGGCGGCGCTCGTCGCGGGTGAGATCGATTTCAGCATCTCCACAGTAGCCAAGGACGGAGAGATATGTCCAGTGGTGCTGAACGACAAACTAGTTGGTGACGCACAAATCACTGCAAGTGACCTAGAACCAAAGGCACCGCACAATGTACTAGGATACAGTTATTTCTTCGCAGGGGCCAACCTAGCAAACATTGACATAGCGGAAATTGTCTTCGCCAGTGATGCCTGGAAGAACAGAAGGGATCAAAGATATGGTCAATTCATGACCGGTGTCTCGAAAAACAAACAGTGGAAATCGTTGATAAACTAACCACTGTTGTTCAACTTGTGGGGGAGATTATCCCCCACATACGCGGAATTAAATATCGTTGTCATGCAAACTAATTTTTCAAACCAAAAAGGCTCAATCACATGAACAACCATGTCGTGTGTGTGAAATGGGGCAACAAGTATATCTCCAAATACGCTAACGTGCTCAACAACATGGTGAGGAGGCATACCACAGTGCCCTATAAATTCCACTGCCTCACGGATGATCCCAATGGGTTGGATCCTGATGTCAATGTGATCAGGTTACCCAATGATCCCTGGATAAAATCATGGTGGAGCAAATTATGGATGTTCGCTCCAGAAATGCCACTCGAGGGTAACATACTTTTCTTTGATCTAGACGTGGTGGTATTCGACAACATCGATCCTCTGTTTTCGCACCCAGGAAAGTTCAACATCATTAGGGATTTCAACAGGTGCAGGATCAAAGACTGGAGCCTCAGCAACTCCAGTTGCATGAGATGGCATTCTGGAACGATGAACTATCTATGGAATGAGTTCAAAGATAGGTCTGCACAGATAATGCAACAGAACCATGGCGATCAAGACTGGATAACCAAAAGGGCCAAGAACGACATCACATGGTTCCCTGAAGAATGGATAAGGTCTTACAAGTGGGAAATGATAGGACTCAAGGACACCAAACTACTGACCAAGGACGGCAAGAAGTTCTTCAGGAAACCCGTGGATATAAATCCTGGCAACAGAGTGGCCGTGTTCCATGGATCTCCTAACCCAATGGAGTGTGCAGATCAATGGGTGATAGATAATTGGAAATGACAAGTTACGGCAAAGTAAAAGTAAAAAAAGTGCGACCCACCATGGAGGACGTGCCGGAAGACTGTGGCTACCAGAAGAAGTTCCGATTCAACATAGACATGAACTCAAATGGGATCGCGGGCGACTGCATAGAATGGTGCCAACTGAATTGCACGGGTAAATGGGGTTGGTGGTTTGAACCGGTGGGGGACATACAAGATCCTGCCAATCACTGGGAGCACCAGAACGCCTACATGAGTTTCGAGAAGAAGCGAGATGCCACTCGTTTCTGGCTGTCTATTGGATTGAAAAACATGGGAGGACACGAATGATAATTACTAGTATGAGTCTATTCCAAATCACAGACGCGGCCAAAAAACAGATAGAGAAGTTACTGGCCAAAAATCCTGACAAGTACGCGGTAAGCCTGGCGGTGCTGGGTGGTGGCTGTGCTGGTTTCAAGTATGACTGGGGATTCGTTGACGGCAAAGATAAAATCAACGCAGGGGATCATGTTGAGGATTGGGGCACTGGTAGATTCGTTGTGGACGAAACTTCAATGCTGTATGTCGCAGGCACCAAGATAGACTGGGTTGAAGAGACCTTTGGATCACAGTTCGATATATCAAATCCCAATTCGACAAGTGCTTGTGGTTGCGGAGAATCATTTGGCATATAATGGACACCGCTTTCATAATAGGCAACGGCGAATCAAGAAATATTTTTCCAATAGACAATCTTAAAGGCCATGGAACGATCTATGGATGCAACGCCATCTACCGGGACCATCCCAAACTCTGTGATCATATCGTGGCAGTGAATCCTCCAATGTACGAGGAATTGGTCCGGTGGCACAACAACGGTAAAGAATCTCCAACAATACATGGTCCTGCGGACATCAGTGATTGGAACTACATCTGTGAAAATGACGCAGAGATGGACGTTCCACATGGATTGAAAATATACAGGATATGGAGAGGCGGAAATCTCAAAAAGGGTGGCAGGATCAGAACAGTGGACTTCTCGGAGTCTAGGGGATCCGGTTGTTCCGCGGTGCTGATGGCGGCCGAGTCGGGCATCAAGAACGTGGTCATACTGGCATTTGACATTTTGGGCGCACAACAGTGGGAGATGGAAGAGCCCAGCAGGATACAGAACAACATCTACAAGAACTCATTGAACTACCCAGATAGGCAGAGCATGAAGGCATATTTAAAGTATGAATGGATGTACCAACTGAGACAAATATTCAGGCGATTCCCCGAAACCAATTTTTATTTTATCAACAGGCGCGAGTACCTGGACGGCAACACGTTCCTGAGATGGTACTTCGATCAGCCCAACATAAGGTCAGGCATCTACGCAGATCTGCAGAGGTATATCACTGGAAAACGTGACGACATCCGTTGGATGCGTCTATAAATCGCAACGATCACAGAAGTGTTTGTGGCCCTTTTCGATCCTCTCCGGATCCACTTTTGATTTTGGTTTCTTAAAGGTGTCGCCACAGGTGTCGCACTTGAGAACGTAGATGATGTTGTTCCTCCTGACCGTGTGACAGATGCCTAGTTTGCTCTCTCTTTTGAACAATTTCAACGTCTTCTGCGTTTCTAGGAACATATAATTATTTAATAAATATGTAAAACCGATATATGGCTAGATTAAACATAGATGTAGGAACACTAGGAAACCCGGCAACAGGCGATACGTTACGTACGGCCATGACCAAGATCAACACCAATTTCACTGAAGTATATTCTTTGGTGAGGGATGGATCATCTGGTCTGATAGCCACAGACGTCACAAACGGTAATTTAGTATTACAGGCCAACGGAACAGGTTCAATAGAGATTGACACATTGTCAGTACAAAACAGCACAATCACAAGCATCGCTACAAATTCGGATATCACAATCACTCCCAACGGAACTGGTAATGTTGTGCTCGGCAACTTCACATTCAACGCGGATCAGACAGTGGGTGCCAGCGAAGACAATTACGTGTTCACATACGATCACAGCACAGGCACCATAGGACTAGAGGCCGCGGCCGCGGGCGGTGTCACAGCAAGTTCCACGACAACATTCACGAACAAGACATTTGACGCAAACGGCACCGGCAACAGCATTTCAAACATCGACATCGCGGACTTCACTTCGGGCGTGTTCCTTGACGAGGACAACATGGCATCAAACAGTGCCACAGCGATCGCATCACAACAGTCGATCAAGGCCTATGTTGATGCAGAGGATGCCAATATAGCATCAGACACATTGACATTCACCAACAAGTCAGGAAACATATCACAATGGACCAATGACTCCAACTACGCCACACAGGCATACGTGGACGCCAGGGACATAGGTGACCTATCCGTTGTAGGATCAACAATATCAGCACCGTCAAACGCGGACCTGACCTTGACGACATCAGGCACGGGATCAGTCAGCATTGACGGAATACAGATTTCAGGAACTGAATTGAGTTCAACTGACTCAACACAGATAACGATCAAAGAGAATCTACACGTGACAGGAAACATCACAGGAACACTTACAGGTTCGGTTGCTTTCTCAAACGTTACATCAACACCAACAACAATCGCAGGTTACGGCATAACGGACGCCGCGAGTGCAACCGCGACAGCATTGACAGTTGTTGGAGATGACTCATCAGGCACAGCGGTCACACTGGGAGAGACATTCAAAGTGGCAGGTGCCACAGGTATAACAACAGCAGTTTCAGGTGACACTTTAACTATTACAGGACCATCTCTTACAAGTTACATCACAGCCAGTTCATCGGACACACTGACAAACAAGACAATAGATGCCAACGGCACTGGAAATAGTATAAGCAATCTAGAAGTTGCGGACTTTGCCGGATCGGCCATTGTAACTGCCGCGGAAGGCATAGGATCAAACAACAACGACACCACAATCCCAACATCGGCGGCCGTAAAAGCATACGCAGATTCAGTTGGCGGTGGTTCAACTGGTGACTTGACAATATCAGGAAGCACCATTAGTTCACCTTCAAATGCTCCATTAACATTGGATCCAAGCGGAACAGGAAAAGTCACCGCGGTCGGCGGATTGGTTGTCACAGGTGGTGACACAGAAACAGCGGACATATCAAGTTCGGGACAAATAGACGCGGTGGGATTCACCTCAACGGGTTCAAGCACATTCGACGGTGTGCAGATCACAGACAACACCATCACATCGGCCTCGTCAAACGCTGACTTACAGATAAACGCATCAGGAACAGGAACGATCGTATTAGAGAATTTAAAAATAGGAACTAGTGGTTCAACTGTGACAACGATACTTGATGAAGACAACATGTCTTCAAACAGTGACACAGCACTGGCCACACAGCAATCTATAAAAGCATATGTTGATTCAGAGATAAGCGGAGTCGGTGGTGCATCAACCGGAGACATCACGTTCACGGGTAGCACGATCATCTCACCTTCCAACGCTGACATCACACTTGACCCATCTGGAACGGGCGGAGTTGTAGCACAAGGTCCTGTGACATTCAACGCAGGATACATTGAGAAGATCAACTCACTAACATCAAGTTCTACCATAACTGTTGACTGCTCGGCGGCCAGCATACACACTGTCACATTAGGCACTAACACAGAATTCAACATCAGTAACCTACCAACAGGTGGTTCAGTCACATTGATCATCACACAGGATGGCACAGGAACAAGGACGGCCACATTCGGCACAGACGGTTCGAGTGCTGTGAAGTTCCCATCCAACAGTAGCACACTATCCACAGGCGGTGGAGACATCGATGTCGTGACGATCGTCAACGACGGAACCAACTTCCTGGGCAACATTGCCAAGGACTACAGGTCATCATAGGAGGACTGGATGCCTCTGGGTATACACAGACACATCATCACAGTGGGCGGCAACTGGGATCCTACGGCGAGCATCACCACACGTTTCCACATCGACGCCTCAGACACATCAAGTTATTCACTCAGTGGAAGCGACCTTTCATCTGTCACTGACAAGGCAGGCAATTTCACAATCACGGTCGACGGCACACCTACCAGGGTTTCCAGTGCCCTCAACAGCCTAAATGTTTGGGACTTCAATGGATCGGAGAGTTTGATCACTTCAGACGAACAGGCCGTCTCAGACGGTTCAGGCAACCATTGGGCCATAGGCGTGTTCTTGGCTGACACCATAGATGACACGCAGGACAGTTTCTACAGTTTCGAGAACAACACCGTGGCGGCATCAAGCAAGAGGGACTACGCTGTGAGTTCCGGTAACGCCAGTGCGTTCAACGGTGAGTTGGACTTGGACGGATTGGCTTCCAACAGGATCTCAACAACCATAGGGAACAAACAGGATTTTGACTCTGGGGTCAGCCTCGACGCATTCCACATAGTGGGCACCATATTCAACACAACCGGCAACCAGATCTCGGTAAGGGTGGACGGTGCAAACGCATTCACACCCGTGAACGACTACAACAACTCCATTAACCAAAACCAGGACATAAGGATCATGCGTAACAGGGCCAACGAGAGGATGGATGGCAGGGTGGCTGAGTTCTTCGTGGTTGGCGCACTGCCGGGCACGGGCGGAACGGACATAACGGAGTTCGAAAAAGCAGAAGGATACCTGGCTCACAAGTGGGGTTTGACCGGTAATCTGCCCAGTGACCACCCATTCAAGAACGTCTCTCCGTAACCATAAATACCATTAAATTATGGCGAAACAGACAATAGATCTAGGTACATTGGGAGGTGCCGACGGCACAGGTGATTCAATCAGAACCGCGAGTGCCAAGATCAACTCGAACTTTGACGAGATATACGCCAACTCAGCCATGTCATCTCAGATCAGTATATCGGGCAACAACATCAAAAGCACACAATCCAACGCTGACATCTTCCTGGCAGGATCAGGAACTGGCGTGGTTGCGATGCCTAAAGTACTAATAGATTCCAACATTGGTATTACAGATGGCACTATCACAACCAACATAACGAATTCAGACCTAGAACTTGCCCCGGCTGGCACGGGCAAGGTATTGATTGGAAGTGCTGACATAAATGGCGGCAACATCGACAACACCATCATAGGCGCCACGACCCCAGTGGCTGGCACGTTCACTATCTTGTCATCAGATACCTTAAACGCTGATGGTATCAGCATAACCAATCATGAGATAACCTCTACTTCAGACGCCGACGTGGAGTTGGAAACAGGTGCCACAGGCAACATCGTTTTCAACGGTTTACAGATTCCCAACACCGACGGATTAGCGGGACAGGTGTTGAAAACAAATGGTTCAGGAACTTTATCATTCCAAGGACACTCTTCGCTTTTTGACAATTCATTTATATCGGATGCCACTGCCACTGTGTTGGGCAACAATTCATCGGCGCAGGTCATAGATTCTTTCAGTGCATCCACTTACAGGAGCGTGAAATATCACATACAGATATCTGATGCTACAGCAGATAGGTACAGGCTCATAGACGCCAATGTTACACATGACGGATCCTCCGCATACATCAGTGTTTTTGGTGGTGTGGACAACGGCGACGGTGATGGATCATCGGTTTATGACACCATAGAATTCTCCGCTGACATATCAGGCGGCAATGTTAGGTTGCTAGGAACAGTAAATAACACAAACGATCAGTCTATAAAACTGATCAGGAGGGTTTTGAACGCATAATGGCACAACAGACTATAAACAGAGGATTTACAGCCAACGACGGCACAGGCGACACGCTACGTGCCGCGATGAAAAAAGTTAATGACAACTTTGATGAGATCTATGCCAGTCCGATCATCAGTGACTTTATAACCATCACCGGCAACGAGATCCGGGCCAACAGGTCCAATGATGATCTCGTCCTGGAACCATCAGGAACCGGACAGGTCACGATGCCTCAACTAACTGTCGATTCCAACATCAATATCAAAGACAATGTGATCAGCACCCTGATAACAAATTCAGATCTCGAACTCGTGCCGGCGGGCACTGGCAAGGTATCGATTGGAAGTGCTGACATAAACGGCGGCAACATCGACAACACCATCATAGGTGCCACGACCCCGGTGGCTGGCACGTTCACCACTTTGACCGCAAACAACTCCGCAACCATTGACGGGGTACTAATACAGGACAACACGATATCAGCGACTACGAATGCTGACCTAGAACTTTCGTCAGCAGGCTCGGGAACAGTTTCATTGAACGGTTTAAAATTCCCAACAGCGGATGGAACGATCAACCAAGTGCTGAAAACAGACGGAAATGGTAACCTAGGTTTCGCCACAGCCGCCGCTTCGCTCACCAATTCGGCCATAAATGACGGCACTGCTTCAATAACCACATCCATAACCAGCACGATAGACTCGTTCAGCACGTCCACATACAGAAGCGCCAAGTATTTCATTTCTGTTTCAGATTCCAGCAATGGTAGATTTGAAATTGTGGAGGCCAACGTGGTGCACGGTCCAAGTGCGGACAGCACAACCGAGGCATATATCACAGTGTTTGGGTCGACCACGAACCACACCAGTCCTTTGCTAACACTCACTGTAGAGATTTCAGATGGTGATGTGATATTGAAAGGTACCAATAATTCTGTTGGTGACACAAACATCACGTTCCAGAGATGCGTGATAGACTTATAAAGTAAAGTAACGTAAAATAAAACTTTAGATGAGAAGGAACAACAGAAGACAATCCCATAGGTCACCGCGATCAGAGATCGCAAGGTTAGAGGAACAGCTCAAAAGAACCACTGATCCTGTGGATCGTGAGGGCATAAGACAGCACATAGAACACTGGCAACGCACCCAGAACGACAGGCGCTGATCTCCAATAAATACCCGTGTAAGGAGTAAGATCAATGGCAACACCGGTGTGGACTACCACAGCA